TGATAGTTAAGCAAGCTGTTAGCTCGCCTTCCATGTGTTTTGATAATGAATCTTTCATAGTTTTAGTATTAGGTTTTAGTTGAATAACTTGGACTAAAATGAAATAACTTGAGCATGTCAACACTTAATGAAACTTTTTTCTAAGTATTATTTAGACCCAAATGTATACCCCTAATTGTGGTACTTCTGTAAAGCATGAGAAGCTCTGTAGAATCCATTTTCCGAAACGAGAAATAAAAACATATTCATAAAGAAAAGACCAAGCTTAGAGGGAAAACCAAGAAACATTTGCGACATAATTAAATAGTTGGCAGACGGGTGGGGGCAGTCCAACAAATCGGTGCGTCTCGTAACTGTGTATCATAAGCTGGGCTTCAAAAAATTATCTCTCTCAAGCCCCTAATGACGGTGTACTTAAGTATACAATCTCTCTTGGGGTTCGATTGTGGCTCTTATGGTTCTTATGGAAAGTAACGGTACAGTTTACTTAAGGATAGGAGCCACCTTATGTACACATAAGTAATTATAATTAAATTATAACTTGACAGTCAAGGAAAAAAACAATAAAAAGATAATTAATTACACATTATGGAATATTGTTCAAACTTCAGATATGACTTGGAAGTAGGTCAAGTAGCGGAACACGCTATTGGCGAGATGCTTGCAAATGAAAAGATAGAGATAAAGCGAGATATGAAAGCCAAGGAGACTGGCAATATCTTTATAGAGTACGAGAGTCGGGGTAAGCCCAGTGGGATATCCACTACTGAGTCTAAGTTCTACTGCTTTGTGGTAGAGGACTTAAGTATGTTCTATCCAACGGATAGGCTCAAGGACTTGATAAGACCAATGCTGGGTACATGGAGGGATGTACAAGGAGGAGATAATAATACTAGTAAGGGGATACTGTTTCCTCTAAAGCAACTGATACCATGAGCGAGGACAAGACTAAGGAGGAGCTAGTAGCAACCATTCGGCAAGCTATCAATGAGGTAGTGCAAAAGAAGGATGCTATGAGGGTTAAGAGCCTTAGTCGTTATAATCCCGACAAGGTAGCGGATATATTATATTTGTATAGTATAGGTAACAGCCAGACTAGGCTCATCCGCAAATATGGATATGACAGGAATACGATAGTCAGTATACTAACGGACTACGCAGATTACTTTGGGAAGTTCAAGGAGATGTCTGGGCAAATTGCGGCAAGGAACTATATGCATATGAGTTCGTTGGAAGAAGATTTGATTGAGCAAGTTCGGGGCAGGATGGAGACAGGGGAGCTAGAAGTAACATTTCGGGACTTAAAGGAACTGAGTATAGCGAAGTCTAACTCTATCAGGGAAGCGCTCACTGCCAGAGGTGAGGCTACTAATATTACGGAGGACAGGAAGGTATACACCCAAGAGGACTACGAGGATACTTTAAAGGCAGCAAAGGATAGGTTAAAGAAAATCAAAGGAGATGTTATAGACATAGATGGCGATAACTGAGGATTACGATGATTTGTTTGATAAGGTTCGTGGCAATTTGGGCGAACACTTCTCTAACTATATGTTCATAGTAATGGATGATGACGGTGACTTGTTCTATGATTACAACAACCACAAGGTAGGTAGAATGCTTATCAATGAGACTAAGCTAGATATGGAAGGCAAGACAGACATCTTAGATATCATTTGGGAAGAAGAGGATAAAGAAGACGATGGAGATTAAATTTACCAATCACCCTATGCTCAAGCCTCCTACTGACGAGGAGATAGTATTGCTAGGAGAGCAAGACCCAAGGTTGCTCACTGAATTGCACAAGGCACACGAGGGTAGGATTGAGGCAGCAGAGGAAGACCCAGTAAGATTTGGGTTTGATTTAGCTGGATGGAGGAGAATGCGAGAGGGCTTAGAGGAATTAAATGAGTGCCTTACCCTTGGGGGAAACAGAAGTGGTAAGACAACTGGGTGCGCGAAATTAGTAATGCAAGCAGTAATGGAGAACACGGATGGACATATCGTATGTTTCTCCCAAAATGCAGATACCTCTGTTAAGGTACAGCAAGCTGCTGTATGGGAAATGATGCCCAAAGAGTTTAAGAAAAAGACTAAAGGCATAGAAGGTTATATTAATTTTTCTATGCAAAATGGTTTTACTGGTAGTTCTTTTATCTTTCCGGATACTAGGACGAGGGTTGACTTCAAGACTTATACACAGTTTACCAATAACCAAACGATACTAGAGGGTTTTGAATTTGGTTTCAAGAAACCCAATGCCTTGAACATAGGCGCATGGTTGGACGAATACCTCGGGGATTCTACATTGGTTAACACTTTACGATTCCGCCTAGCAACAAGGGATTCCAAAATGTTAATTGGATTTACACCCATCGATGGGTATACGCCTTTTATCAATGAGTATCTACGAGGAGCAGAGACACTAGAGACAAGGCAAGCAGAATTATTAAATAAGTCATTACCGGTAAAACAATATAGTCCTGAGAGAGATGCGAGCATAGTATACTTACATTCAGACGAAAACCCATTTGGCGGATATGAGCGAATAGCCAAAGACCTAGTGGGAAGACCTGAAGAAGATATATTGGTAAGAGCATACGGTGTGCCAGTCAAGTCAATGACAACGTTATTACCATTATTTAATACAGAGGTAAATGTATTGCGCAAAGAGCCCAATAAATACGGTATGGCTTTCCCTGATATATCTAACCAAAGGGAGTTTACTTGCTACATGGTAGTTGACCCCGCTGGGGCTAGGAACTACTCAGCGCTTTGGGCTGGAGTGAATGAACAAGGAGAAGTTTATATAGCAAAAGAATTTCCAGATAGAAACTTATATGGAGAGTGGGCATTGTTCGGAGACCCCAAGTGGCGATATGGTCCTGCATCAAAGAAGATAGGATACAATGTCGAGGGATATGTAGACTTGTTCAATGAAATAGAGGATGAGCTAGGGATAAAGATATACGAACGAATAGGTGACTCTAGATTCTTTGCAAAAGAAAATGAGAACAACGATGACTTGTTTAGGTCATTCGATGACTTTGGAATGAACTTCGTTGCCAGTGACGGACGAAGAGAAGAGGTAGGCATCAGCGCATTGGACGAATGGTTTAGCTATAATCCAAACCTAGACATCGATGAGATTAATAAACCCTTGTGCTACATACACGAAGACTGCGGGAACTTGATTGACTCATTGATTAACTATGGGTCAAACGGAAAATCCGATGAGGCGCTAAAAGACTTTTTTGATTTAATGAGATATTTAAGAATGACAAATGGTGGTGAGGGTCCTGACCATGTAACAGGAAGAAGCTTAGCAACAACAGTAAACAATACAGGAGGATACTAATGGCAAAAAAACGGTTAAAGGATATAGCAGAAGAATATGGCATTTCTTTTCAGCAAGCACAAGACCTTGCATTCAACATACTTGACGAGATAGCAATCACAGGTAAGGGCAAGAACACTTGGATTAACGAAGTAGGGCAAGACTTACTTGATGACAACATCGAGATGATAATAAAGAAACCCAAGATATATAGGGGTACAATACGGAATATAGCACCAAATCCACGATTTGCATTTGTTTCTGTCAAAGAAAAGAACGGATGCGTTAAGATGGAGATACCCAGAAAGTATGTAAGATATATGAAAACAAGTCGTATGGTTTACCTAGAACAAACGAACGAAGAAGGAGAAGAAGAACGATATACTATGATTGTTCCAAAGATTGTTTGATAAGCATGATAAAATAAAAGCATATGCAAGAAGCCGACATTTCTGAATCATTGACTTACATAAGTGATGAGCCAAACATAAATCATTTGCGCCACGCTTATGAGCAAACAGTAAACGAGCTAGAACCATATTTCGACTTATGCCGTGATTCATACGACAATAGAAGAAACTACTGGGCTGGGAAATCTCGTGACCAAAGAAAACATGGGGCAGACGCTTTCCCTTGGGAGGGCGCATCTGATATGGAGTCCCATGTTATTGACGAGCGAATATCAAGGCTAGTGGCGTTGTTGATGTCATCCCTGAATCGTGCGAATGTAACAGCATTCCCCGTTGAGGTCGGAGACATTGCTCGCTCAAAGATGGTGTCCGGATTCTTGAAGTGGATGATTAGCTCTGGCTACATCAATCGTTTTGAGAAAGAGATGGAGCTAGGTTGCAACTATTTGTTGGAGCGAGGCATTCTTATTACTCATGTTGGCTGGCAAAGAGAGGACCGCAAGTTTCTTCAAGAGTTAGATTTAATCCAAATTGCCCAGATGTCTCCAAACATTGCTAAAGCAATTGAGAATGGAGATGATGATGCATCACTGATTGCGCTCTTGGAGCAAAGCTTTGATGGCGTTACCCAAAAAAGATGCAAGCAAGCACTCAAGGATTTACGCAAGAAGGGCAAGGCTAAGTTACCAGTTGTAAAAAGAATGGTAAACGCCCCAGAAGTAAAAACACTTGCACCTGACTTTGACTTTTTCTTACCACCCTACGTAACTGACCCACAGAAAGCGCCATATTGTTTTTGGCGAAACTTCTATACTCCACAGGAGCTAGAGCAAAAGGTTATTACAGATGGATGGGATGCTGACTTCGTTGCTGAAATGATTGACAACTACAGAGGTGTGGATGTTCTCGACATAGAGAAACAGCAAGAAGGACGCAGAAGCAATTTGACTCAAGACTACGGCTACGAAGCTGAAGAATTGATTGAACTAATTTATGGATACCAAAGATTAATTGACCCAGAGGATGGTTCAGAAGGGATTTACTACACGGTATTCCATAAACAATTTAGCGGTAATGAGTCATCTCCAGCATTCGCTATACATGAATTGCTTAATGGATATGAGGATTATCCCATAGTAGTCACAAAATACTCAGAGGACTCTAAGAGACTCTATGACACTATGACTGCTCCAGACCTATTAAGAGGAATACAAAATCAAGTTAAAATAGAAAGAGACTCTAGGATAGACAGGAACAGCTTGGCTACATTACCGCCAATATTACATCCAGTTGGTCAAGCGCCAACGGACTATGGACCTGCCAGAATGATTCCATATAGAAG